CTATATAAAATAAAATAACCTCTCTTTTTAGCCATTCTTACTCTCTTTCTCGATTAACTCGATTAATTGTTTTTTTGAATATCTGTTTAATAGAGTCTTAATTATATTTGTGGTCTTTTTTTGTTTTGCATATTCTCTAGCTTTATTACTAGATACAACCTCAAAATGTTCATCTCTCATTTCAGCCATTGTTATCTCCCTTGTTGTAGTTAAAAAAATTATTTGCTTCTTCTATATTCTCAATTTCTTTTAAAGTTCTTTGTAACATTTCGTGTTCTGTACCATACATAGCTTCAAACTCTTGCTTACAGTTGTGAATACTGAATTGTCCTTGATGATGTTCTCTGCAAAGAGGAATAGTTTGGTAGTGGCCTGATCTCATACCCATTCCTAGCCCAACGGGTCGTATATGATGCACATTAGCTGGTCTTTGGCACACCAGACACCCTAAACTAGCAACCTTGCTCATATGCTCTCTTTCGAGCCTCGTCGCTACTTTCTTTTTTGCCATACGATTGCTTGTTTCCCATATTTAGTTTTTCTAGTCTTACCAGAATTTTCTATTAAGTTTAATTCTTGCAACTCATGGACTCTACCACAAACAGAACTTAAAGGCATATCCAATTCATCTGCAATCTCATAATTGGTAGATGCTTGGAATTTTATAAATTCATAAACTTCTTCTCTTTTAGTTTTAATCTTAGGCTTTATTGTGGCTAGTGCTTCTTGGCTAGTTTTAGTGTAATTACAAGACTCGTAATCAGTATCAAATATATCTAACTGCTTCATATTTTTTGATCTACTGTTATAAGAGTATCATTATGACAACCACCATGTGCAACAAGTAATATCTCTTTTTTAATTTTTTCAAATCTTGTTTTATGTTTAACTTTATCAATTTTCATTTCATAAGGCATACCATTTGTGTTCCAGCCAAAAGAAATACAATATCCTTTTGGTTTTATAATTCTTTTAATTTCATGTGTATATCTTGAAAACTGTTTTATTTTACCAAAACCATCATAGACTTCATTTATTTGATGAATTGAGTATGGTGGGTCAAATAGTATTCCATCAATAGAATTATCATCAAATTGTTTTAAAAACTCTAAAGCATCTAAATTATAATCGGTATTATATTCTGCGTTTAGATCATTAGTTATTAATTTATTTTTAAAAATACTATCATTAGCAAATGGGTCTATCCATTTACCTTTTAAATATCTTTCTATTAATTCTTTTATTGGTTTTATTGAAAATGTATTTTTATGAGGCATTGCCCATACTCTAGTTATTTTTGTTTCCATATTATTTCTCTCTTTCTATTTTAATTTGATTTTTTTCTTAATTGTATTCTTTTTAATTCTGCATTCCAAATATCAACAAATTTTTTATAAGATTCTGGAATATCAGTTCTTTCTATTTTTTTATAAGATGACCAACACATTCTACCTCTTGATTGACCATAATCCCAAACACCAACACCAATATGTTTTTGAAATACTTGCTCGTTTTTTTTGTTTATGATTGACTCTACACCTCTATGACAAAGTGGACATTTTATTTTATTCATTTCGTTTTCTCTCTGTTAGGTGCTGGGTCGGAGAGAGAGGCCAACCCAACACGATTAAGTATATGATATGAAAATAAATACTTAGTCTTTCGACAATTCTCTCTAACATATTTTTTATTTATAATCATATCTTTAATTGATTCGTTTTTTATATTTGATTTGTTTAAATTGCAAGAATTAAAACACAAGTTGTTAAAATAGTTAAAAAAGCTATATTTTATGCGATAAATTAGCTATTGCATAATACAACCATTCTGGTACTTTATTTGTATGTTAAATAAATTAACTAACAACAAACAAGGAGAGAGAAACATGAGTACAAAAAACATAAAACAATTCATTAAAGAACATAATGAATTTCCACTTAATAAAAAAATATCAGAACCTTTAGATAGCAAAGGTGCTAAAATAATAATTGATGTAATTAATAGTTACCATGATGAGCCGGGACATAATTTAGCTGATATGGAAGAAAACTATATTGGAGTAGATATACCTTTAGTTATGAGAACTAGAAAATTTTATCAAGAAACAAAAGCAGAAGTTCTTGCTTTAGGTTTTAAAGACCATTGGGAAAATTTTTCATATAGAAGTTTTGGTTTAAGAGAAAGAGGTAAAGCATAATGATATATAGAGGATATGATATAATAGAAAATGAGAATAAAAAAAATTTTCTAATTTATTTTAATTCTGATTATCTAGGTGCTTGTTCTACGATTGAAGATGCACAAAATGAAATTGATGAAGAATTATTAAATTTAAAATTAAAAAAGGAGAGAGTATGATTAACCACCCTAACAACTCAATAGAAGATATGATTAATATATCTGTTATTAGAGAAGCAAATAAAAAAACATTTAAAAAACAAAAATTAGCTAAAAATTGTTATGAATTTATCAATCAATTTATTGATAACGAAATTAATGGCAAAGCTAAATTACAACCAATAGATGGGTTTTTTTATAAAAAATTAGATTATCAACATAACATAGAGTTTAAAGATACTGCTAATTTAGATGATGTTAAAAAATTTGTAAATTGGATTAAAAAATTTACTGTTAATAAAGTTAAAACCGAAACTCATTATGATATTAACAATAATTTAAACCTTAAAATTTATTATAAATAGGAGAGTAAATAATGAAAAAAATAGCATACTACACTTTAGGTTTTATCTTTTCAGCTTTTTGTTTAACTGCAATCATGTTAGGTTGCTTACACGTTTGGAGTATATAATGGACAAAGTAAATTATAATAAACTTAATAAATTAAAAGGAGATGATTTAAGATTAGAAATTGCAAAACCTTTTTTACCAAAAAATGTTTTAAAGATGACTAAAAAAAAACAAATCAAATACATTAACAAATCTGATGAGCAATTTTATAACTCAGTAATGAAAGTTGATGTTAAATTTACTAAAGCTGGAGATGTTAAAGAAAAAGGCAAATCTGGTAGATGGGAGTATGTATAATGAGAATACCAACTAACTCAAACTTTAGTAAAGAGATTGCTAAAAAACTACAAAGAATAATTAATCCTCAAACTACATTAGAGGAGTTACAAAATTTACAGGACGAGATGAAGATGATTAACCCTGTAGATACTCATTTGTTAAATCAAGTGAGTCAACTAAAGGAAAAAGCAAATGGACAAGAAACTTCCAAAGTTGCAAATGCAGTACGACAAGTTCATAACGAAAGAAAAGGATTTGTTACAAAAACTGTTAGCACTAAAGGAAAAGAAAAAAGTTACAGCTTGGAAACTACATCAAATTAAATACCATCAAGTAACTTTATAGAGAGGATAAAAACGATATGAAAAAAACAATACTTTTATGTGGGCTACTTGCCACCCTATTACAAGCCTGTACCTATCGACCAATTATAGATACTGCTGGTAGATCAGGAACATTTAACACAGATAAAGCTAGAGAAATAACTAACGATACTCAACATTGTAAAACAATAGCCAAAGAAAATTCTACTTTTGTAGGTAATATTTTATTTTGGTCAGTGAGTCCAACTTTGGACACAAAGTATGAGTCAATTATGAGAAAATGTCTATCACTTCGAGGACACGCAATTTTAAACTAAAGGAGAAAACATGAACAAAAATAATACAGTAGAAGAAATTAATATCTCAATTCATAATCTATTAGAAGAATGGAATATTAGTAGAGAACATAATGATAAGATTGTTACTCAAGTTATAGGGCTACAATTAAGGAAGATAAGATTGGTTAATAAGATGACCCAAACTAGAGTTGCTAAAGCAATTAGAGTTACATTTCAACAAATTCAGAAATACGAAAAAGGCCAGAATCTTTGTAATCCGATAAATCTATTAGCTTTGTCAGAATACTTTAATGTAACATTTGACTATTTTGTAAAACCAATTATCAATAAAGAGCTTACATTATTAACAAAAAGGAGAGAGAATGTATATCCATTCAAACAAGACTACAACATGGCAAGATAAACGTATTAAGGCCATGAATAGAATAATAAAGAAAAATCATTTTAAAACAGAACACTTTATAGAAGAATATAATAGGGTGTGTGTTTCAAATGCTAAAAACAAACAACAATATAAGGGAGAGAATAATGGCAATTCATAAGCTAGAACATGGTCATACGATTGAGTTCAATGAAGAAAAGCACGTCTATATACATAACAACGAGTATGTAGTTGGTATGAGTACACTACTTGGAAAGTTAGCAAGTCCAATGTTAGAAAATTGGAAGATTAGCCAACAAGTTAATTCTATTAAAACTGAAATGGAACGAGAGGGTATTCCAATCGACCAAATACAGAAGATAGTTACTAATGCTAAATCTAATGCAAAGA